CGACCTCCAACTCTTTCTAGTCAGGCATAATATATTTGCGTTTCGTTTCGTTTTCTTATAGATACGAAATATGTCAGATAAATTAAAGATAGAATTATCAAGTCCATTTGGACCAACAATACTTAAAGCAAAATTACCTGAAGAACTTATAAAAGATTTTAATAAAGATTGTGATGACATTGTTGCCAAGAAAAAAGAACAAGTTGATTGGTCAGACCAGTTAGCTGGTAGAGTAAAAGAAGAATGGCATATTTCAAAAGACTCATCATCTAAATATTATTCTTGGGTAGGTGCAGTTACTTCTAGATATTTATTTCCTAGTGATAAAATGTATCAAGAAAATAAAGATAAGTTATCAGTTGGAATTGCAAGTGGTTGGTATGTAAGACAGTTTGCTGGAGAGTTTAACCCATACCATTTCCATACTGGGTGCCAAGTATCATGTATTGGGTATTTAAAACTTCCTGAAGATATAAATGAATATTGGAAAGAAGAAGATAAAGACCACAACCCTTTCGGAGGTTATCTAGATTTTAGATATGGAACTATTGGATTAAATTGTCCAAACAATATTAAAGTGAAACCTCAAGTTGGGGATTTTTATATGTTTCCCTCTTATTTAGATCATTGTGTTTATCCATTTAAAAGTAAATATATTAATTTTGAACCTCAAGGAGAAAGACGAAGTTTTAGTTTAAACATTATCTTTGGAAATAAAAACAATGAGAACGATAATAAATCTTAAATTAGAAGAAATAAAACCTTATAAGAAAAATCCTCGTAAGAATGATATAAGTGTTCCTAAAGTAAAAAAGTCTATTGAAACCTTTGGGTTCAATCAACCTATATTGTTAGACAAAGACAAAATAATTATAACTGGACATTCAAGATTTAAAGCTGCCAAAGAGTTAGGATTAGTAGAAGTACCATGTATTATTGTTGAGGACTTATCTGAAAATGCAATTAAAGCATATAGAATAGCAGATAACAAAGTAGGTCAAGACTCAACATGGGATGTAGCTCTTTTAAAAGAAGAATTAAAAAAATTACGAATAGAACACTTCCCTATGACAGATACTGGTTTTACAGATGTTGAATTAGAGAATTTAGAAATGGAATTAGAAAAAATAAGTGTGGCAACCAAAAGTGAAAACCTTTCTACTATTGAACCACCTAATTTTTCTGATGCAATGGTAAACATTAACTTTACTTTAAAACCTGAAGAACGATTGGTAGTTATGAACTATCTTGACTATCATAAACAAATAAACAAACTTAATACAACGGCAGAGGCATTAGTACACCTTGCTAGAGAGGATGAGAAAGACAATGGATAGTGCATTTACACAAAGAGAGGGAATAGTAATCTTATTAGGTTATGGAATATTTATGTTTATGTTAGCAACATATTATTTAAAACCCTCAAAGACAAAAGAGAATTATTTATTAGCAGATAGAAAGATAGGTTGGTTACATAGTGGTTTTAGTATTTCAGCAACTTGGATATGGGCACCAGCATTATTTGTTGCAACTTTAAAAGCATATACACAGGGCATAGCTGGATTGTTTTGGTTTACAGTACCGAACATTGCCTGTCTTTTAATTTTTACTTGGTTTGCAATTAAGATTAGAGAGTTATGTCCAAAAGGATTTACTCTTTCATCTTTTATGAAAGATAAATATAGTTCAAGAGTTCAAAATATGTATTTATTAGAATTAACTGGTTTGGCAGTTTGTCAATTTGCAGTACAACTATTAGCTGGAGGTGCAGTAATAGCATATTTAACTGGATTAGATTTTTTTGTAATTACATTAATACTTTCAGTAACAGCATTATCATATTCTTTTATTAGTGGAGTTAGGGCGAGTATTTTAACTGACTATTGGCAGATGTGGTTTATACTTGTTGTTGTTGTATTAGTAGTGCCATGGATTGTAAGTGCTGGAGGTGGATGGGCAACTGTTCTTGATGGAATAGGTGGTATATCCGGCAAGTATAGTAATCCATTTAATGCTGAAGTAGCATATTCATTTGGAATAGTAGTTACGATTGGATTGTTAGCTGGTCCATTTGGAGATCAATCATTTTGGCAAAGAACATTTGCTACAAAGAAAAAAGAAATTAAAAAAGCGTTCATTTGTTCAGCAATAGTATTTGGAGTTGTTCCAATCTTTACTGGACTAATAGGATTTGTTGCCGCTGGTTTAGGTATAGAGGGAAAACCTCAACTTATCAATATAATTACAGCACAGATGTTATTACCAACATGGGTATTACTTCCATTTGCATTTATGCTTATAAGTGGATTAGTTTCTACATTAGATAGTGCATTGTGTTCAGTATCTTCTTTAATAGGACATGATATTGCAGAAAGACAAAAAGTAAATTCAATGAAATATGCAAAAATGGGAATGGTTGTTTTGGCAATAGCTGGTTTACTTATTGCTAATATACCTGATATGAAAATTTTATATCTTTTTTTATTTTATGGAACATTACGAGCATCAACTCTTATTCCAACTGTATTAACAATTATCAAAGGAAAGTTATCTGAACAAGGTATGTTTTATGGTATCTGTCTAGCATTGTTTGTAGGAGCTCCATTAATGGCTTATGGTAATTTTGGAGGAGGATTACATTACAAAGTAGCTGGTGCAGTATTTACAGTTTTATCATCAGGAATTGTAGCTTGGTTATGGACAATATATGGGAAAGATATTAAAAAAAGAAGAAGTAGATAAATCAGTATTAGATTTAGCTTATGAAAGAATAAATAATGCTTACGACCAATTTGATACTATATCTGTTTCCTTTAGTGGAGGTAAAGACTCTACTGCATGTTTAAATTTAACATTAGAAGTAGCAAAAAAAAGAAACAAACTACCTCTTGATGTTGTTTTTGTAGATGAAGAAGCAATAAGTTATGAAACAGAACATTATTGTAGACGAGTAAGTAAAAATCCTGATATAAATTTTAGATGGTTATGTATTCCAGTTGAACATAGAAACGCTTGTAGTAGAAAACAACCATATTGGCATCCATGGGCCCCTGAAGAAAAAGATAAATGGGTTAGACCACTTCCTCCTGAAGGAATTACAAAAATAGATTATTATAATAGCGATATACCAAGTGCTAGACTTACTATTCCATTTTTATTTCCAATTTTATATCCAGTAGAAAAATATGGAAGAACTGGAGTAATAATGGGAATAAGAGCAGATGAAAGTTTAACTAGGTATCGTGCAGTATCTCAAAGAGTACATGAAAATTATATTATACAACCAAAAGAAACAATTCCGATGGAAGAAGTGATAGAAAGAAAAATAGATGTTACTAGATTTAATTTAAGGTCTAATAAACAAAAGAACTTGTCAAATAATGTTGGAAACTATTTTAAAGTCTATCCAGTTTATGATTGGACAACGCAAGATATATGGACAGCTCCAAATATGTTTGGATGGGATTATAATACTTCATACGACATTATGGAAAAGTGTGGCATAACTCATTCTGCTCAAAGATGTGCTCCTCCTTTTGGGGAAGAACCTCTAGAGGGATTATGGATGTATCATGAATGTTTTCCTGACATTTGGGATAAAATGAGTACGAGGGTTCAAGGTGCTAATACTGCTGCAAGACATAGTTTAACTGTTTTATATTCAAATAGAAAAAATCCTGAAAAACCTGATGGAATGGAATGGATAGATTATTTAAGTTATTGGATTAGAAAGTTTCCACCAAAAGAGGCAGAACATATACAACATAGAATTAATGAATTAATATCTCAACATCAGAAAAAAACTCCTGACCCTATTTTAAAAAAGACACCACATCCAACGACAGGCATAAGTTGGGAATACTTATTAAAAATAGCAGTTAGGGGAGATTTAAAAAATAGAAAACAAGCACCATATTTTTCTAGTGCTTATGTTGATGAGTTTGAATCAAGAAAACAAATGTACGCAAAGGAGTTAGCAGATGTCCAAAGAGCAAATGCCAATAAGCAAAGTTGAGTGGGTTAAGGTCGAAGAATTAAAGGCAAATGACTATAATCCAAATCATGTTGCACCAGTAGAGTTAAAATTATTAAAAGTTTCATTAATAGAAGATGGATGGACTCAACCAGTTGTTATTAGAGAAAATAATGAAATTGTAGATGGGTTTCATAGATGGACTTTATGTCGTAAAGATAAAGATGTGTTTAAAATGACTGATGGATATGTTCCAGTTGTTAGATTAAAAGAAAAAGATATTTCCAATCAAATGATGAGTACAATTAGACATAACAGGGCAAGAGGTGTTCATGGAGTTATGTTAATGGCAGATATTGTTCAAAAGTTAAAAGATGAAAACAAAGTACCTGATGACATTATCCAAGAGAAGTTAGGCATGGAAGAAGAAGAAGTGGAAAGATTACATGACCAATCAGGAATGACTAAAAGGGGTTCTAAACAGGAATTTAATACAGGATGGCGTCCAAAAAGATAAAAACAAGTCCCAATGGGGACCAAACATTTTATATATCTGCTCTTAAAAGAGATAATGCAGAGTTAACCAGAATGAACCAAGAATTAATGAAAAAATATGCAGTTAAAACATCTGATAAAGTTGTTAATGATGTTATTGACAGAATATTTGTAAGACACATGCAAGGCATGGAAAAATTTAAAGTTACTATGTCGCAAAACTCAAAAACAATTCCTCAATGGATTGAAGATGTTATTGAAGAACAAATAGACTCAATAAGTTATTTATCTACATTAAAAGATAGAGTAGTTGAAAGAGAAGAAAAGTTATTAAAAGAAATTGATATGAAAAATGATGAACTAACTATATTACAATTACAATTAGATAAAGCAGTAGAAAACAAATGTAAATGTCCTGATACAAATGGCAAAAAAGAAAAAAAGTAATTTATATGCAAAAATTGAACATATTAGTAATGCAAGATTTAAAAAAACTACTATTGGTGGCAATCCTAAACGCTATAAAAAATCTACACTTAACAAACACAAACGCAGACAGTTAGGTGTATGATATATGAAAGTATTTTTTCTGTATTTATTAATAGTAACTTCTGATAGTTATTATTGGATTAAAATTCCCTTTGGTTATACTTTAAGACCTATAACTTGCGAAGAAGCATTTTATAAAAGTGTTACTCATGAAATACCATTTACATTTTATAAAGGAAAAGTTGTTGGGATGCATTATTGTAAAGATATATTGGGAAACTATTATTGGGGATATGAAGAACAATTAGATTATGACTTACGATAGAAGATTTATTACTCCAAGAGAGCAAAATACAATAAGCTCTCTCATGTTAAAAAAGGGCGTGAACGACAAAGCCATTTCTAGACGATTTGGACAGTTTAATAAAGTATCATTATTTAGAAGTTTTATGAAAGGTCAAAAAATTATAGAAGAAAATTACATAAAGGAATTAATTACATGGCTAAAATCTCTTTAACAGCAATATCTCAATTATTAAAACTAACTGAAAGAAGAATACAGCAGTTAGCAAAAGATGGTATTATTCCAAAAGCTGATAGAGGGGAATATGATATGATACCAGTTGTTCATGCTTATATTGATTATTTAAAAGCTAAAATAGGTGGAGAATTTAATGCTGAAGATTTGGCTATTAATAGAAATAGATTATTAAAAGCACAAGCAGATTTAGCAGAAATTGAAAAGCAAAAACAAGAGGGGGAATTAATTACTAAAGAGGAGGTCAAAAAAAACTGGCTCAATTTATTAAGTGTGTTAAAAACAAAGTTATTATCTATGCCTAATAAACTTGCACCAGTTGTTATCACTTATAAAAATGTTAATGAAATTAAATTAATAATAAAGGATAAAGTACATGACGCACTCTACGAGATTGCAGGAACAGACCTTACCAAAAACGACAAAAGGAATGTCAGAAGTAATAAGGTCAAGCCTAAATCTATTAAGACCGCCTCCCAGTCTAACAATAAGTGATTGGGCAAATAAGTTTCGTATCTTATCGCCAGAAGGAAGTAGTGAAGCTGGTAGATTTGAAACTTCAAGAGCAATATTTCAAAAAGAAATAATGGATGCATGTGCAGACCCATCTGTAAATGAAGTTGTGGTTATGTCATGTTCCCAAGTAGGAAAAACAGAAACTTTATTAAATGCAATAGGTTATTATATTGCTTATGAACCAGCGCCTATCCTTATGGTACAGCCAACTTTAGAAATGGCTAGAAGTTGGAGCCAAGATAGATTGGCTACTATGGTTAGAGATACTCCAATTATAACAGGCAAAGTTGCAGATGTTAAAAGTAGAGATAGTGGTAACACAACACTTCATAAAACATTTGAGGGTGGACATATAACAGCATGTGGAGCAAACTCTCCAGCTTCTTTAGCAAGTAGACCTATTAAAATTGTATTATGTGATGAAGTAGATCGTTATCCAGCTACAGCTGGTGCAGAGGGGGACCCAGTTTTATTAGCAAAAAGAAGAAGTGCAACTTTTTGGGATAGTAAATTAATTATGACATCTACTCCAACTGTTTCAGGTGCTAGTAGAATTGAAAGTGCTTATGAAAATAGCGACCAAAGAAAATTTTATGTTCCTTGTATACATTGTAAGCATAGTCAACTTTTAGAATGGAAAAATGTTAAATGGGAAAAAGACAGACCAGATACAGCAGTTATTGAATGTCCTGAATGTCATAAAACAATGGATAACGCAGATAGAATAAGAACTATATCAAAAGGACATTGGAAAGCTAAAAATAAGTTTACTGGTATAGCTGGGTTTCATTTGAGTGGTTTATATAGCCCATGGGTTTCATTAGAGGAGGCAGTATCAGAATTTTTAATGGCAAAAAAAATGCCTGAAACATTGAGAGTATTTGTAAACACATATTTGGGCGAAAGTTGGGAAGACGCTGGAGAACGAATAGATGATATGGGATTATTTAAAAGGAGAGAAGCATATACTGTTCCTGAAGAAGTTTTAGTAATTACAGCTGGAGTTGACATCCAAGATGATAGAATTGAGATGGAAGTAGTAGGTTGGGGTATGGATGAAGAAAGTTGGAGTCTAGATTATATAAGAATATATGGAGATCCATCAGCACCTAGTATTTGGAATGAATTAGATATGCACCTATCTAAAGTTTATGATTGTATTGATAAAACTAGAATGAAAATAATTTCAGTATGTATAGATAGTGGACACCATACAAATCAAGTTTATAAATTTTGTAAACCAAGACTTGCAAGACGAATATTTGCAATTAAAGGACAAGCTGGAGAAGGTAAAACTATTATTGGTCGTGCATCTAGAAATAACATTATGAGATGTCCTTTATTTCCAGTTGGTGTAGACACAGCAAAAGAATTGATATATTCAAGACTTAATATAAAAGACGCTGGTGCTGGTTATTGTCATTTTCCCATGAAATATGATGAAGAATACTTTAGGCAATTAACAGCAGAAAAAATTGTTACGAAATATAGACGAGGATTTAAAAGACGAGAATGGGTATTAATGAGAAGCAGAAACGAAGCGTTAGATTGCAGAGTATATTCTTTAGCAGCCCTTTCAGTTCTTAATGCAGATTTAAAGATGTTATATAAAAACAAAAAAGGACAAACAGATAAACAATCAAAAGTCAACCGCTCTAGGTTGAGAAACTATCAAAAAAAGAGTAATTTCGTTTCATCATGGGAAAATTAAATTAAATGGCAAACTTATTCACAGATATACCTGAAAAAGAACCAATACAGATTTTTAAAGGCGAAACTGTTGTATGGAAAAGAACAGATATAGGTGTAGATTATGACCCATCTAGTCATTCAATGGTATGGGAGGCATCATTAGAAACAAATGGTTCAACAAGATTTAGTGCAACTGTTACAGAATCAGGAACAGAATATACATTTACTTTAGATAATTCAAATACAGCAAACTATACAGCTGGAGATTATAAATGGTTTTTAAAAGTTCTTCAAACAAGTGATAGCGAAACTTTAATTATAGACTCTGGAAAAATAACAGTTAAAGATAATTATTTTGCAACTACTGGAGATACTCGTTCTCATGCAAAAATAATGGTAGACAAGTTAGAGAGTTTAATTGAGGGAAAAGCTGATAGTGATGTTTCTAGTTATGCTATAGCTGGAAGAAGTCTTAATAAATTAACTCCTGACGAATTAATCACTTGGTTTAATTATTATAAGGCACTCTATCAACAAGAAATAAAAGAATTTAGAATAGGCAATAATGAGGGTAGTGGAGCAGTAATAAAGGTAAGATTTGATGACATTTCGTGAGAGAATAATTAATTGGTTTAGAAGAAGAAGAAAAAGATATAACTTCTATACTGGAGCAAGTACCAGTAGAATATTAAGTAATTTTGTTACTTCAGGAAAAACAGCAGATAGTGAAATTAGACAAACAATAAAAGTTTTAAGACATAGAGCAAGAGATTTAGCAAAAAATAATGCTTATGCTCGTAGATTTATTAATGCTTATGTAGATAATGTTGTAGGACCAAGAGGAATGCATCTACAAGTTAGAAGTAGGGACCCGAATGGTGCATTAGATACATTTGCTAACTCATTAATTGAAATGAGATGGAAAGATTTTACTAAAAAAGGTAATTGCACAGCAGATGGTAAATTATCGTTTCTAGAAGTACAGAGATTGTTTGCTGAAATTTATGCAAGAGATGGAGAAGTATTAGTAAGAACAATTTACAATTTTGACAATCAATCTAAATACGCATTAGAGTTTATAGAGTCTGATAGGTTAGACCATGAATTAAATGACAATTTAAGTAATGGAAATATAATTAGAATGGGTGTTGAAATAAACAAATTTGGCAGACCAATCAATTATTATATTTTAAAAGTACATCCTGATGATAATTTTCATAGTCCAGCTACATACGAAAAAGATAAATACAATATTGTTCCAGCAGAAGAAATGATACATTTCTATCATCAAGAAAGACCAAATCAAACAAGAGGTGTTCCTTTATTGTCTTCATGTTTAAAACAATTAAAGATGTTAGATGGCTATATGGAAGCTGAACTTGTTGCGGCAAGAGTGGGTGCATCTAAAATGGGTTTCTTTAAATCAGGAGATGGAACTGCTTATACTGGGGAAGATAAAACAGATACTAACAATCCTATAATGAGTGCAGAACCAGGCACATTTGAACAACTACCAACTGGAGTAGACTTTCAATCATTTGACCCTCAACATCCTACAACAGCATTTAAAGATTTTACAAAATCTGTAATCAGAGCAATAGCAAGTAGTTTAAATATTAGTTACAACACACTAGCAAACGATTTAGAAAGTGTGAACTATTCTAGTTTAAGACAAGGTGCTTTAGAAGAAAGAAGTCATTATCAATGTGAACAACATAGAATGATAGAGGGTTTTATGAATATAATTTATGCTAAATGGTTGAACATGGCATTTCTAGCTGGTAACTTGTCCAATTTGCCTGATGGTAAATATAATAAATTTAATTCTCCAATATGGCGACCTAGAGGGTGGCAATGGATTGACCCTAAAAAAGAAGTTGATGCTTTACAAATAGGTATGAGTAATGGGTTTTTATCTATGCAAGATGTTCAAGCTGGTTATGGTAGAGATGTTGAAGATGTTTTTGCTAGTATACAAACTGAAAAAGAACTTGCACAGAAATATGGAATTCAAATAGCATTTGAACCATTTGGAGATAAAGGTATTCAACAAGTTAATGAAAAGGTTGAAGATGAAGAATAAATTGGATAATAACAAAGATATGGAAACAAAAATCAAATTAGGGCAAAAAGATGACGCTGAAGAAATCAGGGACAGGGAAATTTCTGATAGCAACGCACCTTTGGTATCAGAAGTACATGCCGAAAAAAAACCAAACGAAACAGAAGAAAATACTGAAAGTAGTGAGCAAGTGGAAAAAGAAAACCAAGAAGATTTAACTTACGAAAACAAATCAATAGAAAACAAAGAGAAATTAATCAAAAAAGAGTTTAGAACTTTCTCTATAAAAAAACCATCAATAGATAAAGCTGAAAGAAAAGTATCTATGTCTATTGCAAGTGAAGAACCATATCAAAGAACATTTGGAACAGAAATTTTGTCGCATGATAAAGGCGAACAAGACTTTAAGTTTCTTAATAGTGGGAGAGCACCTTTATTGCTTAACCATGATTTTGAGAAACAAATAGGTGTTATTGAAAGTGCTAAAGTTAGCGAAGCAGACAAGACAAGTCGTGCAATCGTTAGATTTGGACAATCTCAACTAGCTGATGAGGTCTTTCAAGACATAGTAGACGGCATTCGAAGTAATGTGAGTGTTGGCTATGAGATAACGAAGATGGTTAAAGCAAAAGGTAAACAAGATGAGGACAATCCGAAGTACCGAGTAAACTGGAAACCATTGGAGGCTTCTATTGTTTCTGTACCAGCAGACACAACTGTTGGAGTTGGCAGATCAGTAGAATTTTCATCAACCGACAACAATTCTTCTAAAGAAAGAATTGAAGTCATAACTAGGGAAAACACAATGGAAAAAGCAAAAGAAACTCCAAAAGTTGAAGCTCCTCAAGTTAATGTTGAAGAACAAATCGCTAAAGCGAGAAAAGACGAAACAGCTAGAATTAAAGAAATTACTCAACTAGGTGCAAAGCATAACTGCTCTGACTTAGCAAGTAAAGCAGTTAATGATAATGTTTCTGTTGCAAACTTTAGAGGAATTGTTTTAGACAAACTTGGTAATGCAAAACCTTTGGACAAAAAAGACAACATTGGACTTTCTAATAAAGAAACACAAGACTACTCTATTGTTAAAGCTATCAAAGCAATGACAACTGGAAACTGGTCTGGTGCTGAACTTGAAAAAGAAGCGTCTGATGAAATCTCAAGAAAAACTGGCAAAGCTCCTAGAGGAATCTTTATTCCATCTGATATTAGATGGGCGCAAAGAGATTTGATTTCTGGTGCTTCTGCTGATGGTGGCGCTTTAGTCGCAACTAACCTTTTAAGTGGTTCATTTATTGAAGCATTAAGAGCAAGAATGGTTGTTAGACAAGCTGGTGCTATGGTGTTAAGTGGTCTAGTTGGCGATGTTGCTATACCAGCTCAAAATGCAGTTAATTCTGCTTCTTGGGTTGCAGAAAATGCGGCAGTAACAGAAGTTAATCCAACTTACAGACAAGTTACAATGGCTCCAAAAACTCTTGGAACATTTACTGACATATCAAGACACTTAATGCATCAATCAACTCCTGCTATTGAAACGATTGTTAGAAATGACATAATCAAAACATTAGCAAACGAAGTTGACAAGCAAGCTATTCAAGGTACTGGAACTAGCAATAAACCAACTGGAATTTTAAACACTTCAGGAATTGGTTCAGTTGCTATGGGTACGAATGGCGATCAAGCTACTTGGGCTAAAGTTGTTGAAACTTGGAAAGAAGTTGCTACTGACAATGCAGATGTAGGCGCATTGGCATTCTTAACTTCTCCACTTCAAATTTCTAGACTCATGGCTATCGCAAAAGTCGCTACTTCTGACTCTGTGATGATTATGAACGATCAAAGCAATTTGATGGGCTACAAAGTCTTTTCTACAACAAACTCTCCAGACAACCTAACTAAAGGAACAGCAAGTGGAACTTGTTCTGCTCTGACTTTTGGTAATTTCAATGATTTAATAATCGGAGAATGGGGAAGTCTAGATATATCTGTTGATCCTTATACTAATGCTGCTAAAGGTGGTACTAGAATAATCGGTCTTTATGATGTAGATGTTGCAGTTAGACACGCAGAAAGTTTTGCGGCAATACAAGACTTAATTGCTTAATAATTAAGCAGTTTACAAGATTAGGCGAGGCATTGACCTCGCCTTTTCTTTCTTATACAAAGAAATCATTATGAAAATAAAAATAGTAAAACAGACATTTGTTAAAGGACAATTAGCAGAAAAAGGCGATGTCATAGATGCAACTGAAAACGATGCAAATCTATTAATTGGTATGGGTAAAGCTATGCCAAGTGCTGAAAGTGCTAAAAAACCTGAAAACAAAGCAGTTAAAAAGAAAAGTATTTTTTCAAGAAAAAAATAACTAGGGGAGAACATAAATGATTATTTATGGAAAGACACCTAGCGAATGGTTGGCTTGTTTCTGTTGCAAAAAGCATAAGAAATATACTATTGCTGGTGTTATAATTATTGTAGCTTTAATAGTATTCTTTTAATGAGTTTGGCTTTTATCAAGTATGGAAACAGAAAGATAAAAGTTTCTTATGTGTTGCTAGACAGTTGTTATGGGGAATTTGACCCAAATACACATCATTTAAAAATAGATAAAAGAATTTCAGGAATGACTTTGTTCAATACCTTGATGCATGAGTTATTTCATATTATAATATATTACGCTGGAATAAATGTAAATGAAAGAGGCGAAGAACCTATTGCAACAGCAGTAGGTAATGGATATGAAAAAGTTTTTAAACAAAACAAAAAGTTATGGGGAACATTAACAAGGTTATTATATGGCAGTAGAATCTGATACAGAACGAGCAATATTTTTTGACACAGATGATTTTGGTTCATCAGCAACTTTAACAGATGTAAGTGCTGGAACTTCATCTACAATAAAAGGGATTTTTGATAAAGACCAACAAGAAATTATTGGAGATTCCGAAGTGGGTATTATTGAAGATGTACCAAAATTTCATTGCCTGACAAGTGATGTTTCAAGTGCAGTTTTTGATGACACTTTAAATGTTAATAGTACAACTTATAAAATTAAAAAAATAGAACCTGATGGAACTGGAATGACAGTTTTACATTTATCAACATAATGGCACATATAAGAAAAACAATCAGAGAACAAATAGTAACAACAGTAACAAGTTTATCTACAACTGGTTCTAATGTTTATGAAACAAGATATTTTCCTTTAGAAACTGGTAATCTTCCGGCATTAATAGTTTATACGAATGACGAAACAGTAGACCAATATAGTTTGGGTGCTGGAACTAGGAGCGTGATAAGAACTTTAAATGTAATAATAGAAGCTCATTGTAGAGGCACAGCTAATTTAGATGATACTTTAGATACGATTGCAGAAGAAGTTGAAGAAGCAATGTGTTCTGATGTAACTAGGGGTGGACATGCAAACGATACTAAATTAGTAAGTACAGAATATGAGTTTGATAGTGGCAGTCAAAAAACAGGATTGGCTAGGTTTACTTACGCAATCTCTTATGCTACTAAAGAGAACGCAGTACAAACTGGGATATAATTATGGCAAGTAATAGAGTTAAATTAAAAACACCAAAAGGCGATGTTGTAGAAACATCAAAAGATATGGTTGAATATTTTTTGAAAATGGGCTACACAAAAGTTGATGAGGTTGATATTAAGAAACCTATCATAAACAATATGAAAAAAAACAAGGATAATAAATAATGGCAAATCATACTGGTTCAAGTGGTATAGTCAAAGTTGGAACTAATACTGTTGCAGAAGTGAGAAGTTTTACACTTAACACTTCAGCAGAGTTATTAGAAGATACAGCTTTAACTGATACTGCTAAAACATACCAAGTAGGAAAAAAAGGTGCTACTGCTAGTATTGAATGTTTTTGGGATGAAACTGACACAAATGGTCAGATTGCGATTGCAGAGGGTCAACAAGTTACAATGACTCTTTATCCCGAAGGTGCAGACTCTAGCGATTATTACTATGGTGGAACATGGATAGTAACTGGTAATTCAGTTTCTATTCCTACTGATGGAATAATTGAAGCAACTTTTGATGCTACTTTAACTGGTGCATTAACTAGAGGAACAGTATAATTGACATTTCTACTCCTATGGGGTAGAAGTCAATTATGTCTGACGAAGTTAAAAAACCAATCTCTATTTTAGATCACGCAGAAGAACAATTCAGTTCAATTAAAAGAAAACAAATAGATGTTCCTGAATGGAATATTACTATTTATTCTAAACCTTTAACACTTTCAGAAAAAAGAAAACTTTATCGCAATCTTGGTGCAAAACATGAAGATGTTTCTACTATGATGGTAGACGCATTAATTTTAAAAGCAGAAGATAAAGATGGTAAAAAAGTTTTTACACCTGATGACAGAGATCGCTTAATGAATAAGGTTGACCCTGATGTAGTGTCAGCCATAGCCACAGAAATACTGTACTTCAAAGACGCATATAGCGTCGAAAAAAAAATTATCTAAAGACAACGAAATCCACAACGCATTCTATTTGGCAGATAGGTTGAAAATTACCATTAATGAGGTTATGAGTATGACTATGGACGAATTTCAATATTGGATGGCATATCTAAAACTGGAAGAAAAACAACAAAAATTAAGTGCAATGAAACATGGCAAGAAATAAATTACGATTTGATATAGACGCAAAGGATAGAACTAAACAAGCATTTTCTAGAATTAGAGGAAGTCTTAATAGTATTAAAAAATCTATATTTTCAGTTAAAGGTGCTTTATTAGGTCTAGGTGCTGGAATGGTTGCTAAATCATTTATCAAAACAGCAACAGATGTTGAGAACTTACAATTAAGATTTAAATTTTTATTTAAGACAACAAAAGAGGGTCAAAAAGCATTTGGAGAATTAACAAAGTTTGCGGCAAAAGTACCTTTCTCTCTAGAACAAATTGCACAAGGTTCTGGAAACCTTGCTGTTGTAACTAAAGACGCAGACGAACTTGCAAAGATGTTGGAGATTACTGGTAATGTTGCGGCAGTTACTGGTCTAGATTTTAGAACTACAGCAGAACAAATACAAAGGTCATTTGGTGCTGGTATAGGTGCGGCAGACTTATTTAGAGATAGAGGTGTTCGTGCTTTAATGGGATTTCAAGCTGGTGCTAAAGTTACCATAGAAGAAACCAAAGCAAGATTTTTTGAATTGTTTGGAGAAGGTGGAGCATTTGGGCAAGCAGCCAACGAGATGGCAAATACCTTTACTGGAACATTATCAATGTTAGGGGATAAATGGTTTAAGTTTCAGATGGAAACTGTTGAGTCAGCTTTTTTTGAAACATTAAAAAAGAAATTTGGAAACTTAAATGAATTTCTTGATAAACACCAAGAAAAAGTATCTAATTTAGCAGAAAGATTTGGTAGAGGTTTAGCTGTTGGAGTAGAAAAAACAGCTAGAGCATTTGTATTTTTAGTTGAAGAAGCAGATAAATTTTGGTTTATAATAAAAACTCTTTTAGCGGCTAAATTTCTCATATTTTTAGGAGAAGTAGCAATAGCGATTGGAGGTGTAACTAAAGCTATATGGGGAACAAGAGTGGCAATGTTAGCTCTTAATAAAACAACAAAAAAAAATATTATTTTTGGTTCAGCAACAGTTTTAGCGGCAACAATAGTTTATCTAACTGAACAAATAAGAAAATTAAGAGGAGAAGTACAAGGGTTAAAAGAAGATACAGAAGATGGTATTGAAATATTTAGTACAGAAAGATTGCTCGAGATACAAAGAGCATGGGATATAAAAGCGGCAGAAGATGCCATAAAAAGAGCAAAAGAAAGAGATGAAGAACTTATAAGATTAGAAATAGAAAAGTTTAGAAGAATACACAGACTAAAGAAAGAAGAAGCTAAAAGAGATAAAGAATTACAAGATAGTGGCAGAACATTATTAAAAAAAAATTATGAAGATACTTTGGCTATTTTAAGTACCTCATCTAAAAAGGCATTTAACGCATTCAAAGCGTGGAAAATTTCTGAAGCAATCATAGATGCGATTGGTTCATTTAACAAAGCATTAAATAGTGGTTATAAACCTCCTCTTAATTTTGCTTTAGCGGCAAGTAGCTTGGCAATGGGTTATGCAAAAGTTTCAGCTATTCGTGCAACTACTTATAGTGGTAAAGCAGAGGGTGGTCCAGTTTCAGCAGAGAAAGCATATAGAGTTGGAGAAAGAGGTCCTGAAATGTTTGTGCCTGGGCAATCAGGGTACATCTTACCTAATCAAGATGGTAGAACAGTTAATGTGAATTTTAATATAAATGCTGTTGATACTACTGGGTTCCAACAACTACTATCTAATGAAAGAGCCATGATTGTTGGAATGATTAATAGTGCAGTCAACCAACAAGGAAAGAGTAATTTAATTTAATGAGTGGACAATTACCTACATCTCCAGTTTTTAATGCTATGAATTTTAAAGATGAAAGTAATACTTTAATTTCAATATCTGATAGTGGAAGAAGATTTGCTAGAAAAATTGATAATCAAAGATGGAAATTTACTTGTAGTTATAAAAACTTAACTAGAGCAGAATTTGCACCTATACTTGCTTTTATAACTAAACAAAGAGGACAAAAAGAAACATTTACAGTTATACCTCCAACAATATCAGATGCGCTAGGTTCTGAAACTACAAC